GTACGCCGTCCAAGCCAATAGGGATCAGACCCGCCCCTCCCGTCACGTCTCAGCCTCAAGCATGATCACTTCCATATCAACGCTGACTGCGCCTGTGCCGTTGCTCACCTTTGCAAGCACGCCAACGTCTGTGAGTTCTGTGAACTTGATTGGCGTCTCAAAGGAGATCGAGATTGAAGACGATACGCCAAGAAATTCCTGCATCTTCATCACAGGCTTGTATGGCGCGGCTGCTTGCAGCACACCTTCCCGCTTCAAGATCAGCAGGTCAGTTGTCTTGGTCTCATCGACATTGATCTGCATACTAGTAACGAGGCCAGCATGATTGCGCGGAATAGTTAGAGATCCAATAGCCGCGGCACTAGATGGGAAGCCGTTGATCTGTATTGCCGCCCAATCCTCTGTGCCAGCAGCGCTCTCTATCGTGATCGTTCCAACGTGTGACCCTGCTGACTGCGTGCCATATGTACCGGACGCCTCAACCTCAACAGCATGTAGCCGTATGAATGCTGTAGAGGATGCTGACGATGCAGATGCGCCAGCAGTTGCAATCACCTCTTGAACTTCATCTCCATTGGCATCTAGCCCATACAATCTGACGGAACGTGCGCCTGCGCCATCAGCCGTGTCCGCAGCGTTGCCACCCGCTTTAACGCGCAGCTGTGTGGCTCCTGCGACCTGTGGTGTTCGGTATATGCCGTTGTCTGTGACTGGCACATAGGAAGTGCCGCAAGCGGTGTTGCGGCCAAATTGGTGGCGAATGTGTGCAAGGCGCATGTTGCCGCGTGCAATGTGCGCGCCCCAAGGCAGGCTGTTTTTATCTCTAGTTTCCATCGTCACTCTCCTGCCGGGTGATCCGGATCAACGGGCCAGCCGTCCTCGCCTATTGTAACATCAAAACCCCTGCTTTCGATAGACTGGATGTCTCCACTGTGGCAGGCCCAGCAAACCGATTGCAGATTGTCTATATCATAGAACAGATCAAGGTTTCCCTTGTGCGGCTTCAAGTGGTGAACAACAGCAGCCTTTGGGTCTTTCCGCCCGCGCTTTAGAAACGCGCCGCAACCTTTATGCTGGCATTGGTACATATCACGCAGCAAGACACGCTCGCGCAGGGTTTTCCACTGTTTGCCGTTGTACAGTTTTCTGTACTCTGCCGCTTCTGGTGTGCGCCATTTATCCATGTTTTGCCCTTGAACCCCGATGGAAAAGCTCAGTGCACATTGTCGCCTTCAATGTCACTTGACTCCAAAATGGCAGAAATGCAGCAAAGCATAGACGCAATCAGATCGTCCACGTCCGCGCCATTGTTTACCTGCTCTTGCACAAAGTCCAGCACTGCGTCTGTGCTGTCTCCGTCGATCTGGTCGCCTATGTGGAACGTGACTGGCATGGTTGCATCCTAACTTTCTGAATCCCTTTTCGCAAGCGCCACGCTGGAAAGCCTATAGTGCCCGCCCTTCATAATCAGCAGACCTTCGTCGTCCAGTCCATGCAAAGCCTCTTGCACCATGTCCCTGTGCGCTGTGACGGCTTGCGCAATTTCAACGGCTGTAAGCGTTGAGTTCTTCGGCATTACGGCAAGAATGTTTCGTTTAAGATTGTCCATGTATTGTTTCGCCCTCATTGCGCCGACCACAGCGGCGGCTTTACGCCAGCGGCTTTGAACCCGGCAAGCGTGACGCGGTATGTCGGCCAGCCGCGCGGATCTGCACTATGCTCTGCAATCAAGCCTGCATCAAGCAGCCTAGATACCGCAAGACCTACAGTGGCATCATCCTTGCAAGATCCAAGCCTTGACGCCTTAACGTCCAGCAATGCACCTGACAGCTTGATTGCTTGGGATAACACGCGCATGTCGATCTCGTGCGCTTTGCCTTGCTCAATCTCGGACGACCAATTGTGTGTGCTAACGGGATGATCTTTCATGCCTTAAACCTTTTCAATGTCGTCTGTCCAGAGCGTGTGGATTTTTCCGCTTGGCCCTTGCTGTGCCGCGACCCTTACGATGACACCTTGGCCCCATGCGGCTTGCAGGCGGTCTTCGCTTGGCTTGATTTCATCCGAGAAAACGGGGTGTTCATATTCGCCCAGCGCACCAAGCACATCTTGGAACGTGTCGCCCGGCTCGAACGGCGGTTCCACGCGTATTGCCAGCCAAGGCGTTGACGCATTTTTGTCGTGGTTGTTGGGAATGAGCGTGGCTTGATACTGCTTGCCGACTTCCAGGTTCACGACAGAGCCGACAGAACTGGGTATGTACACCTGCGTGACTGGCGCTTCGGTTGTTACGGCAAAGGTCGCCTTGCTTGGCAGGGAGTTCGTGATTGCGATTTGCGTAGTGTTCATTTCACAACCCCATCCCGTGCCCGACGACAATCGCGGCATAGGTGCCGCCGAAGATTGCCGCGACTGCGATGATGTCTGTAAGGATGTCTCTGATTTTCATTTGTGTTTTCCTTATTGAAAAAGCCGGGACGGCAAGGACCGACCGCCCCGGCAGTTGCCGCGCCATTCTTGGGAGGAAGAGGCGGGGCGCGGGTTACTTGGGTGTATCATGGCGCAGAGCGTAAGTCAGCAGTTCAAGCGTCTCCAGGATGTTGTCCTCGTCCTGCTCGTCAAGAGGCAGGCCCAGATCCAGCCCGTACCAGACAACGGATCCAATTCGGCGGCGCGCTTCTTCAACAGCTTCCTTGCGTGTCATCTTGCTTCCTTTGCTTTGCTACAGCTTGATCCTATGCGATGTCGAACTGTGTTGCAATGGCTATTTGTCAGAAAGTTCTGATCCAAGCGCTAGGTATCCGCACCCATCGCAGGAAGAGTCGTCGTGCGGACCATTGCGCAGCCGTGCGATTTTGAGCAGCGCCATCATGTGAGCCACGTCGTGCGGCTGTATCTTTGCTCCAAGGTATGCCGACCACATCTGGGCAATTGCGCTGAAGTTCTCGTGTGCGTCGCCGTAGTCTTTCGCGCGGTCGCCATGGATAAGCTGGTTTGCTGCGTCCAGTACGTCTGATCTTTTCATGTTGCTACCTCTCAAAATGGGATTGGATCGTCGATGTCTTTCTTAACCTTGTAGCTGACAACTTCGGCCTCGTCACCAAAGCTGGCCTTGATTGCGCGCTCATATTCCGCTGGAACGCTCTGTGACCACGCCTCCAGCGCCACTGCGACTTCTCGCAGGGTGACAAGCCTCAGACTGGGCCGCTGCGCCTGTATGGCCTTCCAGTTCCGCGCATCGCGCATAATGCCTATCGTTTCGCCGTTCAGTTCAACCTCCCACACATCGGTCGAGGCGGGCTGTGCGCCGAGTTGCTTGGCTTCTGCGTCCATCGCGTTCAGTCCGCGCATGACGACTTCGGCGCGGAGTTGCACTTCGGCTGGATCGTTGACCTCAAGCGCGGCGTTCAGCTTTGCCATCGCAGATCCGTATTTCGCGGCGGTTGCCGGAGTTACCAATTCGGGAAGTCGGTCGATCCCCCAGATCGTGTCCATCTGCTCAGCAAGCCTATCCATCGGTGCTATCGCCATATCACACATCATCTCTTCCTTTCGGATGCCAGCGTACATCAGCCGATCTGATTTTTTCTGGCGCTTAGGTTTGGTTGGGCGCTTCTTAGAATTCATGGAAATGCTCCTTTTGGTGGCATGACCGGCAGAGAAGGATTAAGTCTTCAAGTTCTTCTTGCCCTAAATTTTCATAAGTTAAATGGTGAACGTCTGTCCCCTTCGCGCCGCATGTGCATCTTCCCTTGTCTCTTGATATAACCTCTGCGCGCATACGCTGCCATTTTTCTGAGGCAAGATGCTCAAGGTAGAAGATACGCCGACGCCATTGCCTCGCAATCGGGAGCCTCTCTGTGACTTTCAGAGATGTCATTTCTTCGTATTCAATGGCGCGACTGACTCTAATGGATCCAAAATCTTTAACCGCTCGCTTTAATCCAACCCCAGCATCGTTCCTCACGCGACCGCTCATGCAGCACGGACAGAACTCCCTGTATCGGATAAGTCCGGATGGCGTCTCCCGGACCATCAATACATGGTAGTGGCAACGACACCACGAACGGAACGAGCCTGTTACATCCTCGCCAAGGCTTGATGCCTGCTGACTTGGCGGGGTTTCAAAGATTGACGATCCTGTGTCTATTTTGACCATATCCCTCTCCTTCAATTTGTTTCGACTGACCGTTGTCCGTCTGGGTGTCTGGGCTGGCGCGTCCAAGGGACACGCCGCCAGTCAGACAGTGACACTTTCAGACCTGTCAGACAGCATCAGACAAAAGCGTCAGACAGCCTAAGCGCTTGTTTTTGGGCCAAAAAAACGCCGTCTGTCTGAGGGCCGTCTGACAGATTGGCTGACGAAAGATGCGTCTGATTTCTGACGGTCGTCAGACGGGCGTTTCTGACAAACAAATCAATCACAGGCTGGCTTCCTTTTTGCGCGCCTGTATGCTGCTTGTGCATCTGCAAGGCGACGAAAACTGCCAATGTTAACCATGCGCCCATTGACGCTGGCCCTGACTTTCCATGAATTGTTTTTCTTGTCCCAAGTGCAGCCTCTGGAGCCATTTCCATCCTGCGCACTTAGGGCAACCTGCAAAGCGCCCTCGGCATCACGCAATGCGCGGATGCACCTTTTCACTTGTGCAAGTGCCTCATCAACTTGGGCGTAAACATTGCCGCTCTCTGCGTTGTCGTGTAAATTTCCAGCCATCTTGGCCTCCTGTGCTATAGGCTTCGATCATGAGGGCGGCTGTTGTAGCAGCGCGCCCTCAGCACTTCCATATCAGTAAACAGACACAATGTCTAGGTCGACCAGACACCTATTGGCCCGCACTTTTCTTCTCCAAATACTTGCGTCCCCCGTCTGTCAGGACGTATGTTTTGGCATATCTCTTTATCAGCTTCTCGTCCTTGGCGGTCTTTACGATCTGCTCCATGCGGTAGCGTGAAATCATAAATTGGCTTGCACCTTCACGCACTGACAGCGCCTGCTCTGCCTCTACGGTAAGCAGGTATCGCTCCAGAAGGTCGTCGTTTTTCTCCTGTCTTCTGGACTGCTCCACGGTCGTTTCTGGCCTGCTGACAGGCAGCTTGAGCGGCACGCCGTGTATGTCTGTTAGGTGCGAGAACTCATGCACCTGCATCACCCATTCCATTGGGTCAAAGCCTGCGCCACGAAACTTCTGGCTGTGATGCAGGGTTTGCTGTGATGCGTCCTGCGACCAGACTGTCAAGTTGCCGTCGATCTCGTTCAGGAATGCACCACCGCCGCGCGGGACAAGGTTATCTTTTGACGGTGTTTTGCCCGCTGGGTGCGCGATGATAAGCTGAGATGGCCTCCACTCCACATCGCACAGGGCGCGCATCTTGTGCGCCATTTCGACCATCTGCGTGTTGTCGTTGTCGTTGTCTCCTTCAAAGAACGCTTGCAGGCTGTCCACAATGACCAGCTTGAGGTTGGGGATTGTGGACAGCTTGGAGCGCAGCACGTCGGACCATTCCTTGATGCTGAACCGGCCTTGCACAAAGTAGATTGGCACGTCTTCTGGCTTCAGGTCACGCGCGGCCAAAGCGGCTGCATACTGCCATTTGACGTTGTACGGGTTTTCGCCCGCCAAGATCAGGACAGAGCCTTGGCTGGTGTCTCGCGCGCCAAACATTTCGCCCAGCGCGACGCTAAGGGCGAATTGCAGGGCTAGTGTAGTTTTGCCGTGGCCTGCGTGTCCTGTGAGGCTGTATGTGACCCCAGATGGCAATAGGCCGTCGATCAAATACTCAAGAGGCCGCAGGTCGGACAGGAAGGTCGCGCTGTCGTCGATTGGGAAGTCTGCGATGACTTGTGGCGTGGGCTTGATCGGCTCCGGTGCTTGCTCTGGCGCTTCAAACTTCGGATTGCGCCGGGTGCGGTCGATAATGCTTTGCACCTCGTCGCGGGTTTCTTGCACAGTGTAGGGCGGGATTGTAAGCGGATCTGTCAGCGCGTGGATTTCAGCGTCGGACAATCCTTTACTCACATATGAGCCGACCAGCTTGAACACGGCCTCATTCCAGTTCTGACCGCTCAGCGCTTTTATGGCCTCCCTTTCGCGGTCCAGTGGCTGTGGGCCTGTGTCAATGCTCAGACCGCCCTCAGAGGCGCTCACAGGGGCTGTGCTGACCTCCGGTGGCCTAACGTGCCCGAACAGCCTGTGCATCTGCTCAAACGGCACAGGGTCGCGGTCGTCCTCGTAGGTCGTGCGGATTGTGGCGACTTCGGAGGTGTAGCCCTTGGCCCTCTTGTTTTTTGCGGGGTATGTGATGGTGCCGCCGACGCGCATGATGCGTGACGGGTTTACCACTTTGTCGTCTGAGCCGAAGTAGGCGGCGATGCCTTTTTGCAGTTCGGTCCAGGCCTTGATGTTAAGGCACGGGTCTTCCAGTTCCCAATATGTGTGGGCGCGAATGTGCGGCTTTCGGCCCGTTGTTACTGCGCCGGTCCACCGTGGCCCGTCAAATCGGTAGACATTGCCGGATGCTTCGGTGTCGTCGCAGTCGGCCCAGACAAAGAAAGCGGCAACCACGTCCTCGTCGGTCGCGTTGCGCCCCACGTCCTGGCGGATTGGGTTTCTGGTAACATAGACATTGAAACCCAGATTGTTGAGGCTTTCGGCCCAGTCAACGGCCTCGTCCATCCAGTCTGGAGAGAAACGTGCGCTTTGCGGTTGTTTTTCGCGGTCTGGCGCGATTGCTCTGATTTCAAACACACACGGCACATCCAGCTCGTGCCAGCGCCGCGTCATAAACTCAAGGTCTTGACGGATTGCGTCTTTGTCGGGTGTTATTTTATTCTCCAACATCATGTCGCACCGCTTTCAATGTAGGCGTCTATATCGCTGCGCCTCCACCTTGTTGCGCCGTTGAATTTCTTGGGGAGCGGGAAGCCGTTGTCTGCGCGCACCCAGTTCCATATGGTGGTGCGCGAAACCCGAAACAGGTCGGCGACCTCTTGATCTGTGAGAAGTGGTTGGTTTGCCATTTGTAACTTTCCAAAACTGCGCATTTGATTGCCTTGCCTGTATTTCACAGCATTTAACAGACGTCAATAGTCCAACGAAAAAAGGCGGCACCGAAGCGCCGCCCTTGATGTAGCTCTGGTGCTATTGCTTAAAACTCAACGTCACCGCTCGGAGCCGCCGAAGGTGCAGGCTGCGGTGCAGGCTGCGGAGCCGGTGCAGCCGCCTGTGCAGGTTCGGTCGCAATCCCTGCCGCAGCGCCTTCTTTCAAGCAGTCAGGGCGATCAACCCACTGGATGATTTCCAGCACCGGCACGACTGTTGATCCGCGTTTGAATTGCAGCATCTGCGCTTCTTTCATCCGCACTTGCGGCAGCTTGCCCGATCCGGGCTGCTGTGACAATTGAGGTGCCAAGGCTGTGAGCGCCTGCCAGACAGCCGCGCCTGCCTGCTCCCATGTAGCTGTCTTGCCGCCACCAATTGCGCACGGAATGCTGAAGCCCTTTTTGAAGTCTTCCCCCGGCTGCTGCATCATCTGAGCCGGTGACGGGTTCCACTTCCATTCCGGCGCTTGGCCTGCAATGCCTTCTGACCTTTGCCAGCCTGTCTTCATCTTTTCAATGTCAAGCACGATGCCAGGCGTAATGTCAAAAGGCGTTTTGCCGTTTTCATCTCGAACATAGAAATTCTGCGCCGGAACTTGCCCGTCTTGTGTGCCGCGCGCGGACCACTGAAAGAAGGGGCCGGATGCGCCGTCGTTACCTGTATCCAGTTGGAACATATTTTTCGTCCTTGTCGTCTTGGCCGATATTGGGCCGTTGGAAGCCGCTGTGGCCCAGCGGTCAGGCATTTACGGCTTACGTGCCGTAGAATTCTTTGCGAAGATCCTCTGCGCCGCGCCAGTAGAAACTGTTTGGATTGTGGGCGACGATGGAACGTGCAACATCCTTGTCGCAGTGTTGCAAGAACTTTTCAAGCCTAGAAATTTGATTTTTTGCGAGGGCCAGAGTTTCGGCCACGTCGCCGTCTTCCAGCATCGCCGACTTCTTCCCGCTTACATACAAGAATTTGACGGCCATGTTGCCTTTTGCGGCTGCATATATGCAGCGTTGAAGCTGATGCTCCGCCGACATCTTTGACGGCACCCGGCCTGTTGTCTTTAGATCGACCACGACGCCGTGCTGTGGGTACACAAGGTCTAGGAACCCGATCACCGGAATTGACCAGCCGTCGCCCTTGGCTGTGATGCTGATCTTTTCCTGTTTGCTCTTATCGTCCGAAAACTCAGGCTTGCCGAACTCTGTCAATTCTTCGACACTTTGCTGCACCATCGGTTGAATCATCGCGCGCTCTTTGGTCGTCGCCTCGTCGCCGATCAGAAACCGCTTGTCGAACTTGTCGTGCGCCATCTGGATCGCCTCAGACTCACTGCCGCCCATAAGCGTATGAACCACTGCATCCTCAACGCATATCCCGCGCCACGGTGCTGGACCCATAGCCGTGCGCTTGCCGAATAGATAAGACATCACCCAAACGTCTGGGGCGTTGGCCCAGAGATTGATTGACGACGCTGACAGGTGGTCGATGCCGTGTTTTTGAAATCCGTCGGTCATTCTATCACCTCAATATCATCTTCTTCAGACATAATTTTCGACAAAAAACACCTCAACTGGTATTCGCCCTCTACGACATGCTTTGTGCACTGGATATGGCCTTTCAATTTATGCGGCCAAAAATTGTAAGTAATGTCACCAATAACGAGCTGCACATGCCACGGCGCTTCATCATGATTTGGGAATAATAAATCTTGCTTTATACCCAAATCGGCGACAATTTCATCAAACGCCTTCACGTTCTCGTATTGGCCCATGTGCTTCCAGTAAGCTAAAGATATATCGTATTTAATCACATCATTTCCCTCACAAGATAGCAGAACGCCTCAAAGGTCAGCTCCGCTTGGTGGTCACACCGGCACGCACTGCCGAATGCTTCATATAGCGCGGTAAACGGCACCACGCATCGAATTTCTCGGCGGTCATACTTGTAAATGACGCATGGCAGCTTGCCCGCCGCTTCTGCCGCGCGCTGGGCCTGCGCCCACCAATCAGGCGAGCAGCCGGTCCCTTTGGCATATCTTTTGCATTCCACGACGAACGGAAAATCCGGATCTTCTGGGATCAGGTCGCCGTGGTCGGCTGCGCGGTACTGTTCGATGTCACGCTTGAAGCCGATGCCTAGATCGTCGTGCAGCAGCTTGGCAATCTCGCGCTCAAATGTAGCGCCCTTGTTCCGACTATTCGGCATCTTTTGCCGCCTTAATGATAGCCAGCACATGCTGCGCCTCGGCATCTTTTGCCGCCTTAAGAACAACCGACAGCACATACTGCGTCATTGATACCCCAGCGGCTTTCGCTGCTTGGTAGACCGCTTGATGCTGTTCTTGCGTCACCCGGCAATGAAGGACTTTTGCTTTTTTCATGTCTCGCTCCTTTAGTGTTTTCGCAACACTAGCGCAGCGGACGGGGCTTTGCAACACGGGAATCGTGTCCGGGCTTGGTCGGTGAATGTGGCGCATTCGGTAGCACGTCAACCAATGTACAGCGCCAGATGTCCGGCATTGCATAGTGATGATGTGTGTGACCGCACCCGGACGAGAAATGTGTAACGCGAATTATTTTGATCTGCAAGCGGGTTTTGTGTTGCGCGTCGGGCCGAAAGAGTGCTACACAATTTTTGTAGCAAGCAAGGAGCCAAGCATGACCACCCAACGCCACGGCAGCCCCTTCGACCGGGGCCACGCAGACGCCTACTACGGCAGGCCAGAAGATCCGCATTACAAAGACAACGGCCACCGGATCTGCAAAGCAGACATGACGCCCGCTCAGGTGCAAGAGTATTACGCGGGGTATGAGCAAGCCATAAAATATGGCGACAAAAAGGACTGGGGATAAGAGACATGAAACTACAGAAGATACTCGCGGAACATGCGTTTTGGCTTAGGGGTGACGGCGGGACAAGGGCCGACCTGCGCCATGCCAACCTGCGCGGTGCCGACCTCCGCCATGCCCACCTAAGCTATGCCGACCTGCGCCATGCCAACCTGAGCGATGCCGACCTGCTTTGCACTGGCAACATGCGGGAGATTAAGACGCTACAGATAGACACGTGGCGTGTTGCGTACACGTCAGACACATTGCAAATAGGCTGTCAGAGGCACCCTATTGAAAAGTGGCGGAAATGGAACACCGCAGCGGGGCGCAAGTGGATCGACTACATGGATGACAAAGCTCTGGCTTGGGCAGACAAGCATTTGAACCTGATCCTACAGATCATCGACGCCAGTCCAGGAGAAAGGGGAGAAGCGAAATGAGGAACCGTAAAGAGGCCGTGCTTGCGGCCATGCGCGCAGCACAGATATTCTTGGAGCGAAGCGAGGAGCTGATGGAGAGGCTGGAACTGGACAAAGACATGCGCCGTTATTTCGAGTGCGGCGGCGCGTCCAAGGAGATGGGCGCGGTGAAGCGCGCGTCAATGGATCTGACCAGGGCGTTGGTGAAGGTGCGGAAATGAAAGACTCAGACGACTTCTTCCGCGGGCTGTGCGCGCTTGCCAGCATTGGCTTGGCCATCACCGCTACATTCTTACCTGACCCGGTGCCTTGGTTGCTCGGTGCGATCCTCGTGTACATGTGGGGGAGAAAGGAATGAGCAACGGCAGCGAACTCAAGAGCAAGGGCGCGCAGGCTCTTCGCGAGGCGGGATTTGTGCCCCTGCCAAGGCTTTGGGTTACGTGGGATCAACTTGAGACGATCATCCGCATGGCCGAGGGGAACAAGGCCGTGGTGAACGAGATCAGAGGAAAAGCAAACAGAGGAGAGAAAGATGAGTGAGATGACAAGAGAGCAGGCGTATCGCCGCTGGAAGAAAGGCGAAGACCCGCACAAGCTGGCCAAGGAGATGGGCGTGACTCGTGAACTAATGCGCCACATCCTCAAAAAGATGGATGCCAGTGTGCCGCTTGTAGATCGCATCGAGGAACTGGAGGCTGAAAATAAACTGCTGAATGAGCAGATGGCCGCAATCGAAGAGATGGGGACCGAAAGCCTAAACGCACTGCCTGACTGCCTAATGCGGCTTGCCCCTGCGCTGGTGGAGAATGACGATTTGAAGGCCAAGCTGGCGAAGGCGGTGTGCGCTTTGCATGAGATTGCAGGTAAGAAAACCTATGCCGATGATCCGTGGGGCATTGCCCGCACCACCCTCGCAGAACTGAAAGGAGATACCGATGAGTGATATTGTAGAAAGGTTGCGCGAGAGCGGGTTGCGGAGTGAGATTGAGTTGCACGAGGATAGAGAAGAAGCCGCCGCCCGAATCCGCGAACTTGAGGCGCAGGTGTCCGCCCCTGTTACGGTGAGCGAGGCGGCGCGGGTTTTGCTAAATGTATTCGAAGATCCCGACAATTACGCGCCGGATGATTTTGACTGGCAGTTCCTCTATGGCGAAATGACTGCCGATCACAAAGAGAGCCTAAAGATATGCGGTGTGCCTGACTGGCCCGCCACGTTGACGGTCGCACTTCGCATTCTTGCACAGGAGAATGACGATGAGTGATGCACCGGATCAATTCCTGATCGAAAAGAGCGGGCTGTATTATCGACCCGAAAGCAGAGGCTATACCGGCATCAAGGACGAGGCCGGGCGCTACTCATTCGACGAAGCCGTCCAGATCGTCGGCCCGAATGGCCCAGAAAGGCCACAAGACGGGCTGTCCATGTGGGCAGAGGCCGACGCGCCCGATTACAGCCCGGCCTGCTACTGGGATCTGAAGCTGCGGCACCAAACCCGCAAGGAATGCGAGGCAGAAGCCAAGGCGGCCATAGCCGAAGCTGTGGCGGCGGAACGGGAGGCGTGTCACCGGCAAGCTGTTCTTGTTGGCGAGCAAATGGCAGGAACACCCCGGCAGGAAACGGTTGACGCCATCCGCGCCCGCAGCGCCCTCACAGAGATGAAAGGACAAAACCAATGACCCAGCATGAATCTTTCGAGATCCACTATCAAAGAGCTTTGCGCGCTTTGGCCCCGGCAGAAAACATGCGGCTTGCACAAGTGATTAACAGCAACCGCCTTGGCCCAGATGAAGTTGATAAGCCAAAGAGCGATCCTATCGACGTGGCGCTGCTTTTATGCCTGCGCGATATGGGGGAAGCGACAATCAATGACCTGATGTACAAGATGCGAAAGCGCGGCTATCAACTCACGCCAAAAGTCATCTCTTGCAAAATGCAGTGCATGTCTGGAAAGGGGCTTGTTTACACGAACCTCGCAAGGGAGACAGACGTGCGGATCTGGCAAATTAGAAAATCACCCGATGACGGCTGATTTCGCCGCGCTGCTTGTGGTAGGTAATCGATTGCATTTCAGAGTGCGAAATATACGCATTAGACGCCGCATAGGCGTCTTTTGCAGTTACAGCCCTTAGCTGCTCGACAGTCACGCCGCCAATGTCCTGCACCTTGCTGTGGTGCAGGTGGCCCGTGAAGTAATAACGAAACTTAGTGCGTCCCCACATCTCAGGCCATTGATCAGCCAAGTGCATGACCAACCGTTCGGCTTTGGCCTTGTCGCCGTGCTGTGACGCAATTAAGCACTGCCCATGCTCGCAGACAAAGAACTCACCGGGATGCTTTTGCACCGTGATGCGCGGGTTGTTCTTATACCGCTCTGCCAGCGCAAACATGACGGCCATGTATGCGGTCGGATCGTGGTTGCCGCGCTGCACCACCACCGTGACCTGATCGTGTTTCTGTGCGGCCACCTCTGCCGCGCAGGACATCGCATAGATCGCTGCGTCAAGCGTCTTGTGGTGCCGAGTGTCTACGTCCAGAACATGCTTGCTGGCGGGCGTCATGTTGGATTGGTCATTGGAGTGCAGAAGATCGCCCAGGGCAATGATGACTGCACTCTTAGCGGCTGGTGACGCCGAGACACATTCACTGATGCCAGACCTGATCCGCTCAACCGCAATATCCGTGTCGTAATCCTCGCCAGTTTCCTCGCCCCAGGCGCGCATTCCTATGTGGCAGTCTGGCAAGGGATAGACCGTCATCAGGTCATCGTCAGATTGTTCAGGTGGTAATGCAATTGCATTAATCGGCTGCAATCCCGAAAAATACTCGCGTATTTCCTCAAGAAGATTCTGACGCTGATTGTCCACCGGCATTTTGAAGTATAGGCTGGCCTCGTCGGTCTTGATCCAGCCTGAGTGCAGCACGCTTGCATCTTGCATACCCGCGCTGCTCATTGCGTTTTGCACAGCAGGATCTGACTCTTGATACATTTTTGCGTATCTTAAGCGACATCGTAGAGATGATCTGCTTATACCGAGCGCGTCCGCGGCCTTTCTTTGACTACCATATTTCGCTAGCGCATCGACCGCTTGTTTCTGCTCTGGTGTCATTGATTATACCTCAACCAGCTTTGGTGGCAGTGGCGACTGCCCATAATGCCGACAAGCGGCGACCAGCCGCGCTGCAATCGCCGATCCCACGCGCGCGCACACCATGAACAATTTTGGCCTGTCAAGGCTTTATGAGTAATGCGAGAGATGTCATCTATCCACATATCGCTTTCTGCGTTTCATTGTGTATCACAATTTCTCGCAGAAGGATAGTGTCGTGCTGTAACAGATACTTAACCACCTTTTCGCGGACAAAGTATAATGGTGTAGAAATGTCACAATAATTACCTGTCGTCTTTGCGCACCCAGAGACGAGCGCGGCTTGGCTTTCGCCTTTCTTGGGTGGCGACCCGCTCACGCCCTGCTGGCCGAAGCGGATCGTCCGAACTCGATCACCTTCTTTGGCCACGACGATGTGGCTCTTGGTCGGGTGGCTCGGTGTGCGCTTGGCCTTGTTCACACGAACCTCGCAAGGGAGACAGACGTGCGGATCTGGTCACTCCGAAAAGACCTCAATTCAGTTCAAAGTGAGGACCGTCAATAAAGGGGCGACGCCCCTGCGACCTGCGCAGGTCAATATATGCGTTCATCGCTTGCTGCATGGTGCCATCCCAAGAACGGATGTCAGGGATGTGCCATGCGGCTCCCCAACGCAATTCGACGCCAACAGCTTTGGCACCTTCCTTCATGGCGTCCGCGATGTCGTCGTAAAGGTTAAGCTCCCACGAAATCCGAGGTCCAATGTAGGCGACCAGATCAACGGCGTGGCCCTCAAGATGCTTGGACTTCATTGTCTGGCTGGCACCTTTCGCCACGAGCGCCTTTTGTTCTGCCACCGTCCTGACGCCGCAAGTCACGCCAAAATCAATTTTGGTCACGGTAATGGCGTGCTTAACCACGGCAACCAGATCCTCGTCAACGCCAGCCAGGCGGCTCAAGCTGCGTTCCGATAGTTTGAAAGCCATGTTATTTTCCTCCAAATAAGCTGCGAATGCCGCGACCAATTTCGCTCGGGCTGGGCGCAAGCCATCCTAGCACAAGAGCGATGATGAGCCAAATCGGCACCCGATCATTGTTGATTGTCACTGCCTCGACCTGCTGCGCATCGACCTCTTTCGTGACCACATCGCGACCTGCCGTTGCCCCAGTTTCAGCCGAAAACACGGCTTGCCTGTTTTCCCGCCCGATCTGAGTGTTCGCCGCAACATTCGGTCCACCTCCACTGAGCATCCCTAGAGGGAGTTTACTGCACCCCGTCAGAACGATCAGAAGGCACGCTAGAGCTAGATGCTTTGCCATTGACGTATATCCCAAAGAAGCCTGCGCCCGCGCCCACAATGACGCTCACAAAGGCTGACTGCGCGTTTGTCGGGTCGGGCAGAGCCATGAACCATTCCGTGGTCCGGTAGAAGGCCAGTCCATAAAGCGTGATTATCAATCGCGGCCATATGCGCCAGCGGTTCAACAATTCTGGCGTCACCAGCGTCCCTCCGACTTCCCGATTCCCCAAACAACCAAAGCCAAACCAGCCACGCCAGACAGGGCGACAAGGATAGCAATGGTCCACACCTTGACGGCTTCCTTGATCTCGGCCTTGCGATATGCCGTCTTGCGCCGTTGCTCGCGCACAGCGCGCAGTGTGGTCTTGTATTCCTCAAGCCCCTTTGGCCCGTACTGAAACGAAATCAGTGTCTCAAGCTCGCGCCGGTATTCCTGTATTTTCTTCTGCGCGGCGAAAGCGTTGATGGCTTCCTCTTCTGCGCTTCCCGTAATTGCAGAAAAGATACCGGGGTTCTTGGCCTTGGTAGCCGCGTAATTTACGTCTGACACAGCCCCGGCGAACTTGGTTAGGGCTGACGTAGCGTCGCGCCCTGCGGCCATAAGCTGTTTAGCGTTGCTTACAGCACTGGCGGCAACTGATAGTGCTGTAAGGGGGTCGAGCATCACGGTCGCTCCATCAGCCTATCTAGCTTGGCGTCGAGGGCTTCGAGTCGGTCAATCACGCGGTTCATGTCCGCGTGCACTTCTGCTTTTGTAACATACTCTTTGGCCACCTCCTCGCGCGTGCGATTCAGCAGTATGCTTAGGCGTTGGACTTCACCCCACAGCGTCTTTGCAAAAAAGCTAACAAGAGCCAGCGCCCCTGTTAGCAGTATGTTCCAAAGCATCATTTCCATCTTGTCGCCCCTTACGCCTCAAGACGAACCAGTCGCACCAAAAAAGCCACAACAGCGGCGGCGAACGCGAGCATCGGCTTACTCCGGCTTCACTGGCCAGTCTGCATCATCCAGCCAAGGGAATTTGGCGTGATCGGTGATGTCTCGCAGTGCTTGGCGGTAGGTAGCCCACTCTGGGGTCAGGGTGTTGTCACTCAAGGCCATCCAGTCGGTGTCTGCGATAAGCTGGTCGCGGGTGCGGCGGACAAACCGTGCTTGGGTTTCGGTACGCTCGGTAATCTCTTCTGCCGTGGCGTCCGTCACTTCCCAGACCTGTGTCCAAGCATCGCCGTTCAACACCGGAGTGCCTTCTGTGACGTTCTTGGTGTGGTCCGCGCTCGGCTTGTCGGTCTTGGTGACAGGTTGCATCCCCCACTCGGCAAGCATTGCGTCAGAAGGGCGCTTGGGGAAGCTGGTATTTGGATTGTCACGACGCAGGTTGCCGACCGTGTAGGGGTATTGGTCTAGCTGGCCGTTTGTGGTTTTAACGAACATTTAAGTTCTCCTTATTCGTAGGCGTTTGTGGAGGCTGGGCCGGGGATGTTTAGGGCGACGCCACGGGCACCATTAAGGTTTGCATTACTCAAGCTGTCCAACTCAGTGAGACTGTTTGGGTTGGAGATGTCTATAGAGGTGATGCTATCGGCACTGGTTGAGGCCACATAAGCAACCTGATTGGTGGGGTCTAGGGCGACGCCAAAGGCAGCACCAAGGTTTGCATTACTCAAGCTGTCCAATTCAGTGAGACTATTTGGGTTTGAAATGTCTATAGAGGTGATGCTACCGGCACTGGTTGAGGCCACATAAGCAACCTGATTGGTGAGGTCTAGGGCGACGCCATAGGCAGCACCAAGGTTTGCATTACTCAAGCTATCCAACTCAGTGAGGCTGTTTGGGTCAGAGATGTCTATAGATGTGATGCTATCGGCACTGGTTGAGGCCACATAAGCAACCTGATTGGTGAGGTCTAGGGCGACGCCGATGGCACCATCAAGGTTTGCATTACTCAAGCTGTCCAATTCAGTAAGATTGCTTGGGTCAGAGATGTCTATAGATGTGATGCTGTCGGCAGAAAGTGAGGCCACATAAGCAACCTGATTGGTGAGGTCTAGGGCGACGTCACGGGCACCATTAAGGTTTGCATTACTCAAGCTGTCCAATTCAGTGAGACTGTTTGGGTTGGAGATGTCTATAGAGGTGATGCTATCGACATTGTTTGAGGCCACATAAGCAACCTGATTGGTGGGGTCTAGGACGACGCCAAAGGGAGCACTAAGGTTTGCATTACTCAAGCTGTCCAATTCAGTGAGACTGTTTGGGTTGGAGATGTCTATAGAGGTGATGCTATCGGCATTAAATGTAACTACATAAGCAACCTGATTGGTGAGGTCTAGGGCGACGCCAGCGGCACCATCAAGGTTTGCATTACTCAAGCTGTCCAATTCAGTAAGATTGCTTGGGTCGGAAAGGTCTATAGAAGTGATGCTATCGGCACTGGTTGAGGCCACATAAGCAACCGTCGCAGCCTGATCACCACCAGACCCAGTAGCAGCCTGAAGCATCTTTGTGCTAATTCCACTCATGCCAGTGCATCCCCCGCTTGGAAGCCATACCACGTTGAGCCGCCCGTTGTGGTAAAGAAAACGAACACGTCCGTCTCACCGCTTGCCGGGGCATCAGGTGCAGAGCCACCGGGCCAATCCACAGAGGCAGGCCAAGACAAGGTGTGAGTGCCACCGGCTGTGACGCGAAGGGTGAAGCCGTAAGAGTCGTCTGTGGTGAGGTTCACACCGCTGTAGTCGAAGGTGAAGGTCGTGTTGCCACTGGTGGTCAGCGTGAAAGTGTTGGCCTCGTCGCAGTCAACCGTAGGCGTGGTGCCAGACAGAGCAACGACTGTTTCGAGGTACGTTGTCGCTTGGACCTCTTCGCTCAGCTTAACGTTGCCGTTGGCGTCTGCCGTGACAGTCTTGCTGGCTTCTGACGTGCCCAACGCTGCTATGTCGTTGTAGTTGATCTCAGCGGCTGTTGCCGTCACGCCAAGAGACGTCAGCGCGGTGTTCCCGCTCTCACCCACAAAGGTGCTTCCGTTGCCCACAATGAAAACGCCGTCGGTGGGCGTCAAGTTGGCAATGGCCTGCAGTTGCGCATCATATGCCTGCACATCGCTCCCAAGGGCTAGGCCAAGGTTGATGCGAGCGGTCGCTGCGTTGTCGACATCTGACAGGTTGTTCGCCGCGAGCAAGGCCCCAGCAGCCGGGAACGTGGCCGTCAGATCAACGACCGCAGCCGTCGCGCCAGCGCCGTCGGCGTAGACCATCGCGCTATTGCCGTTGGCGACGGTGACGTTGCTGCCCGAGCCTTGGGTGAGAATCACGCTTTCGCCGGAGTTGTTCTTCACGACGAAGAACTTTTGCTGATCGTTCGGGCTGATCGTCACGGTGTTGGTGCCGCTAGGCGTGCCGCCAAACACCAACACTTGATACTGGCCGTCGGACAAGGTGCCGTCGGACGTCGTCAACGTGTGCGTCGTCCCGGACAGCGTAATTGCTCCGACGCCGTTGGTCAGGCGGTCGATGATCTGCAGGTTGACGTTCGTTGTGTCGCCCCATGTACCGGACTGCTCGCCAGTGGCGATAAGCTCGATACCCGAGTTCGTTGTGTAGGTACTGGCCATGTCAGCCCCTTATGCTGCGATTTCGGTCCAAACAGTAGCCGGAGCCGGAATTTCTCGGCCCCAAACTAGCACAC